CTAAACAGTTAGTGGCCACATAAAGAAAGTTTCTTTCAATTAGACTTTTAAAGAATAATGTTGTTAAACCGGCATAGACAAATATCATAAGGTCTACACTAGGTAGTTTGTCATTTTGTGCCATTAATACTGCAAATAAGGTAGGGATACTGGCAAAGTGCAGAAGAACTATTGTTAGCCATCCTAATGTATGGGCGCTTATACGTCCTAAATGATTACGCAGAAACTCCCATACATTTACAGGAATATGTGCTACAAAGCTACCTGTAGATGATAGTGCTTTTTCAAATTTATTTGTAGAAGATGTGTCGGCCAATTTTAGCTACCCTTTCTCGTTTCCAACCCGGATTAATGTAGTCTGCATGGAAATACAGTGCATGAGTAAGACTAGGAAGTCTAAACCCTTCTAGTAAAACTTTTTTAGCCACTTCCATACTTTCCTCGTATATATCAGAATGTTTTGGTTTAAAATTTACATTTCTATCACACACCCAACTAAATTGGCATAAAACTTTATCATAGATAAAATTCTTCTGATATATCACCTTGCAAATATCTCCAGGAAATTTTCCATCGCTATTAGCACGGTTAAGAGTTACTTGTGCAACAGCTACCTTACCTTCAAATGGTTCAGATCCTGCTTCGTGATATATATTCTTGGCAAGGCAACCTAATTGCCTTTCTCTCATTTCAGCTGTGATTTTAGATGCTTCTAAGTTTTCTACTGATCCTATTCTATGCTTTACTGCCCATGACAACATATTAATAGAAAAGTATAAACCAATCATCATCATAAGAACACCTAGAACAATAGCAACCTTTGTCTTGGTGCTCTTTCCTGCATGTTCCCTATCTAGCGTAATTTCAGTCATTTCTGACCTCCTTTCTCGTTAGCGGTAAGAATAATTACCTTAATTTCTATATTTTACACTGAAAAGGGTCAAAAACAATTGATTTATCTATCTTTAAAAACTAAATTTAATCTCTTACTATTTCTAGATAATAATATGGTCTGTAAATCTCATCATAGTCAGACGCCAGAACGTTATTTTTAATTCTAAACTTATTGTACCTAATCATAGGTTCAAAAATTTCTACTGGTCCTGCACCCTTGCTCCCATTTTCACATAACCAAATTACTCCGTCGTCTGTAAGATAGTTGCCAATGCTGTCAAAAAACTCTTCATGACTTCTCCATCCCACATCACTTAGGATTCTAGTTTGATCGTCATCTAAGTCTGGATTTATTCCTGCACTATGTGGGGGATTACCAATCACTAAATCAAAACGTTCATGAGCCGGTAGTAGGGAAATTCTATCTAAATTGTACGCTACAACTTTATCTTGAACATTATTCTTTTGAATAGTTTTATTAGCATATTCTATAGCACGATCATGTAGATCCATTAGAGCAAGAGTTTCACAAAGTCCCCAATCCATCATTTCAAATCCACAGTATCCAGGACCTGAGCACCAATCGAGGCAACGGTTGAAAATTCTATCAGGATTTAAATTTTTATAAAGTAAAGGGAATTGTGATCCCCAACTTCTTCCGCCACCATCTAGTCCCCATTCGTCGTAGACTTTAAATTTGTTAGGACCTTTAGTTTCATAAGGTCTACAAACCCACTTTGCATCTACATAATCAAATTCTAAATGATACCAACGGTAATAATTATCTTGTATGCGAGGATTTTCCGCAGGGTCAAACACTGGTTCGTAATAATCTACCGGTAAACTAGAATCTGTAGGTCTTCTCATGTTGTTCCTTATTTTGTTCCAATAATCATAAATCTTGAAAAACTCCAAGATGGATATTCAAAGTCTAATTGACCTTTATATTTAATCTGTGACAACGGGTAATTGTTAATAAACGCATTTATGTTTTTACTATTCACAACGTGATCATCATGTTTCATATTATTTCCCTGTAATACCACCCTTGTACCTTTAGGAATATTATTAAACCAATGATTGGTATCGAAATGTTCAGTGCTAGTATTGATTATTAAATCGGCTTGTGGTTGGATATTATTACAATCTTCTGTAACGGCTTTAAATTTCCAATCCTGCCATACCCAATTTTCGTTAATTAAATCTGCCATTGACTCGCAAGCAGGGTCAACATCATAACTTCGGATCTTTTTAACTTTAAATTTTGAACGACTCAGTAAAAGGAATGCTGTAATACCATACCAACCTCCGTAGATAGCAGTTGATTTGCTGATCCACCTAGTTTTTTCTAATTCTTTGCAAAGCCAAATTTTACTACTAATCTGCCCACTGCTGAACGCATCTTTTAATTGTTGATTTTCCATCAATGATAGTTACCATACAAAGGAAGTTCTATCCTATTTCTAGGGCTTATGTATTTTGCCTTAAGTCGACCGAAAATTTCAGCCTGTTCCCCTGTACAGGTAAAGTCTATATTTTTACAAACTTCATCTAGATAAAGTTTACTTTTGTCAGTTATTAAATCTTTTAAGTATTGTTCTGCATAATGGTAATGTTCTATTGGATCGGGGTGGCCATCTTCAATTGATGAAAATTCTTGCAGGGATTGATTAGTAACACAATGTTGAAAAATTTTTTTGGACATTGAAATTTCTTTGCTAGATAAATCTAAAATTTCATTGTGTAAAAAATGTCGATTATCCAAAGACATTACAAACCTATTTTTAATACCAAGTGTATCGAACAATTGTACAGAATTGACAATCATTAACCATGTATCGTATATCCCATAGTTTTGTTTCCAAAAATGATTTTTCAAGAACTTTGTTTTTTCAGTACTAGGCCAATTTTGAGGACCTCCATGGCAACACCAGCTAGGGTCGCCGTTTATTTCTTCTAACCAATTTAATCTACCAAAATTTGTTATGCCAATTAATACCAAATCATTTTTATTAAACTTATAAAATTCGTTAGCCTCAATTAATCTATTATGAACCATTCTATTCGAAGATCCGGGCATACCTAAATTATAGTACTCATCAAAATTGATTCCTATAAAATCAGCCCAAGTAGGCCAATAAAACCAATGCGTAAAACTACACCCAAAAGCAAAGCATCTCATAGATTTTTCAACTTAGTGTCATTAATAAAATTTTTCAACTGAACCTTATAAGAAGAATACCAGTTCTGTTGGGATCGTAAGGTGTCAAATTGGAAATTTTGTTCGCAATAATTGAAAAACTTTTCAGAAGATTGATTAACAAAATCTGGAAAATATTTTTTAAAATAATTGTAATGTTGTTTGATAGAAGGATGGCGATCAGTAGTTCCGTCTTCAAAAGTATACCCTAACATTTCTCCCGCGGGCATGGTTGTTATTGTAAAGTTATCAATGTCGTCTTTAATCGAATGAAGATCATAAAATTGATTTAATAAAGAGTTTGTTTCGTTGTTTTGATATTGAAAGTTAATGTTAGAAACTGCCCCATAAACAATGTGTAGAACATTAAGGCTGTTTAAAATAACCTTTATGGTTTTAAGAGCAAGCAGAGACCGATAAGATGAAAAATATACACTGTCAAATTCTTTTGCCCATAACTGCTGTAATCTGTCGTGATAATGTTTAAGAGGAAATATGTCGCCGCTGTGATTCCATTCCTTCTTATCTTTATTATAGATGCTGAACCTGCCAAAGCCAGTGGTTCCGATTAAAATAAGATCGGTATTATTAAAATTGTAAATATCATTGGCTTTAATTATCTGATCAACTATAAATGTATTTGATGATCCCGATATACCTAAATTATAATATTGGTTAAAATTTATTCCTACAAAATCAGCCACAGTTGGCCAATCATGAGAAGTATAACTACAGCCAAAGGCAAAACATCTTTCTTTCATTTTACTTTAATATGCGCTATTTTTAAACTAGTATCGCGAGGCATCATATCTATAACATTTGTGATTACAAAGCCTGCTGGCTCGCCAATTTTTTCACTGAAATAAGTGAATACTGTTTCATGTAAGGTAATAAAAACATCAGCATCCTCTGTAATATAATTTTTCAAATTGTTAAAACATTCCCGATGACACTCAAACTCTTCATCTACAGCTAATCTTAGACTATGATTGATATGTTCATCCGTCAAGTTATCTTTTTTACCTTGTTGAATAAAATAATCACCATTCATACTATTAGGCGGGTTCCCTACAACAAGATCCCATTTTTCAGTTAATGGAATACTTGATACCACGGGCGTTATATAACCTTTAACACGGCTTTCGTATCCTAAGTTTTTGGCATTCTCTAATGAAACATTTACTGCTACATCGTAATAATCACTAACGGTTAAATTTTCACATTTACCATGAGTTAAAATTTCAAAACCAATTATAGAATGTCCACAACACCATTCGTAAGCATTTACATACTTAGGTTTTCCGTAGTCAGATAGGGCACGTAGGAAATAATGCCTATAATCACCGCCACCACCATCTAAATACCATGGATGATAAAGTTTTTGACCGTTAGTTAAAATTGAAAACTTAGATTCATGGGCGTTCATTCCTTCTAACACCTGTTGATTATTTGTAGGCCAGAGTTTCATTCAGTATCTTTAAAAAGTATATAATCGCAGGCTGTAAACGGTGAGTGTCTCATATTAGCCATTTAAAATTAGGATAATTGTTTTTTAGAAAACAATGATATTCTTTGTTCCTTGTGTCAGACTTAGGATAAGATTTAAAAAAAAATTCATTTACAGTTTTATTATAAAATTTTTCTGACTCATCTGTATAATATTTGGGAAAAAACTTTTTTACATAAGAAAAATGACGAGGCTGGCCCGGATGGCCGTCTAATCCATGATCATCATTCACACTATGGCATTCATTTTCGCAGCGATAATCGTCGATGGCTGGAATATCTTCTATAAACTGAAAATGGGTCCTAAATTTTTCTAATGTATTTGAACCTAATGAAAGATCTTTTTCTAGTATAAATTTAGAATTCATGCCTTGAAAAATTTTGTGGTCAACATTTATGAAATTTAAAAAAGATTTTATTTGTATAACAGCATTTGATGTTCTTAAACAAGCCCAATCTAAATTCCAAAGCTCGTTAAAAAATCCTTCGAACTTAGACCAGTCTTGTAAACCTGCCTGTTTAATAGAATTTTGCCAATTGTATAAATCGCCCGTTGGCCAAGCACTTCGATGGTCATACCAGGTCAATCTGTTTACACCAGTTGTGGCAACAAAAATTACATCCGTGTCTTTGTTAAATTTATATTTTAAATTGTCTTCGTGTACAGTATCTAGTATATAGGTGTGATCACATCCACCTCGACCGTGGTTATAGTATTCGTCAAAATTTACCCCTATACAATCAGCCCATGTAGGGTATTGCCATTTTGTAAAACTACATCCATAAGCAAAAAATCTTTTCATAAATTAATTTAAGTAATATAATTCTGGATATTCAACTAACACATGCACACTCCTACTCGTGTAGGCATTTTTATAACTATCAAAAATACTGTTTTTATCTACTAAATCATGAAAGGTTATGTTTTTACACATGCTTTTGAATTCATTGAAATAGTTTCCCTTATGTTGATGACCCGGGTCTAAGGGTTTGTCACTACCCTTACCTAGTCTAACTAATAAACTAATGTCTTTTCCGGTCATTAACTTAAATTTATCAATATGATTGATAAGCTGATTAGCTGCCAAAATAATAAAATCCCATCTAGGATAAAAAGTTACTACGGTTTTACCAGTCATAGCAATACCGAGGCTCATACCCATCTGACTTTCTTCCATCACTGGCAATTCTACCATTGCCTGTTTGTCAACATTGGTCAGTGTTGTACTCATAGGGTTACCGGCATAGACAATTTGCTGTCCTATAAAAACAACATCCGACTGTTGGCCTAGCCAAGTCATAGATTGTGTTAAAGCATCTTTATATGGGGTCATTTGTGGATTAGTCATTTTTATATTTTTGAATGCATGTAATTATATTTTCTGCTATTACTTTATGACAACTAGGACTAGGATGATGATCTTTAGGGGTAATCTCAAATTCATTTTCGTCCCATTTAATCGTAAGCTCAGGATTGTATCCCTTATTTTGCATAGTTCCTGGGTGCATCAAATCCTCGATACTACGATAACGTATTCCTTTATATTCAAATTCTATTAACCTTTCTTTTAACCATGGATCATTATCTATTAACCTTAAATACTCACTTGGCCAAGTATGAACTAGCGTTTTAATTCCATAACTTTCGCAATCTATTAAAAAAGATTTTACATATTCAAATCCACTGCGAATATATTGTTCTATCCAAGAATCCAAACTTAATTTTTCTCTTTCTAAGAATTTCAAAAAGAATTTTTTATTTTCTTCTTGATTACAGGCATGAAATGGCAAATTAAATTGTTTCCCATCAATCTCAAATTTAAAATTATCTCGCTCCCATTGAGTAAATTGGAAAACAAGATAAGAAATATCAGATTGTTGAAGTTTATGATTAAAACAATCTTTCCACCAATTTACTGCTCCCTGATTACTTCCCCCGTTATGAGGATGGACTAATTCAAAGGTATCAAAATACTGGGCCACCAGTCGAGGGTATCGTATCCTTTCAGCAAATTTCAAATGAGTTTCTCTAATCATTTTAGGATCGTACTGATCTGGTGGTGGTTCATCTAAACTTGGCAAATTGCTGTAATAGTAAAGTCCCTGTCCCCACGTGAAACTACAACCTGCAAAGATCATACCTTTCACAACTCTAGCATCTATTTTACTTTTCATCGTTAGTCCAACTTATTTCCCAATCCTTAAAATCTGCGGCTAGGCAATCCACCTTATAATCTAATCTGCCGCCTACTATTTCTTGAATTTTATTTTTTCCCGTATTACGTATACCATTAAGACCGTGTGTCAATGCAAGATTTCCTTCTTTCATGCCTCTACGATAAGCAGATTCATTATGCCAAATATGTAAATTCATTTGACTTACAACCACAATCGCACGAATAGTTTCTGCTGTAATTTTCGCATCCGTTTCATTTAATACAACCTGTATATCATGAACTATATCTGCGATTTCTTCGCTATAGTCCTGCTTATGTTCAGGAATAAACACTTCTTTGAGTTGTACTATGCTTAAACGATCAATTAAATCGCCTAATGTATGTAAATATTTTCTTTGGGTCATAGATTTGTAAAGCTCCTATTGTTATGTGCTATTACCATGGGATAAGCCTGTATGAGTTCCTTGATACCATAATCAAGATCATATATTGGAAGAAAACCGCGTTGTTCAATTTTATCATTTGAAACTAGGTAATTTCGCTTATCAAAATCTTCTTTGAACTCGTCTTGTTTAATTATTAGGTTTGGTATATACTCTTGAATTTTTTGGGCTAATTGTAATTTTGTTAAATTAGCTGAACTTAGACCAACGTTAAACACTTCACCTTTACATATATTATAGTTATCTATCATAAATTCAAAAACTCTACTAACATCTAATACATGTATGTAATTTCTAATAAAGTGACCTTCAAACAGAACAAGATAACCATCTACTATAGATTTATAAACAAAATCATTGACCAACAGATCTTGTCTCATTCTGGGGCTAACACCAAATACAGTTGCTAGTCTAAGAACAATACCATTGCCTTTATTTAACACATATTTTTCAGCATCACATTTAGTTTGAGCATAAAGACTAAGCGGGTTAAATGGACTTTCCTCAGTAATTATAGAATTACTAGATCCATATTGACTATTTGTGTTAGGAATAATTAACTTTTGGTTATTTGTTAAAACATCTACAATATCGGCAATGTGCTTAAAATTTACAGCTACAGCTAATTCTGGATTGGCTTTACATGCAGGCATGCCTACTATGGCAGCAAGAGGAATAACAATGTCATGTTCTCTGACCAATGACTGAAGTTGTTCTTTATCTCGCACATCACCTTTAATAAATTTTAATCCTTTTTTGAAAAGATGCATCAAGGATATCTGCTTGTAGGATAGATTATCATAAACTGTTACTCTATGTTTTTCTAGTAAACGTTCAGCCAAAGTAGATCCTAAATATCCTGCTCCCCCTGTGATAAGAACTTTCATGTCATTTCTTTCATTTTAAATTAAATTAAGATTAAGGATATGATTTTTTAAATTTTCAGCTGTAATCTCATGACCTGCTTGATTCATATGGCATTGATCATTTTCAGCTAGATCGTACTCTTTGACTGCCGCTGTTATGTCTCTGTATATCAATGGTTTATAGCAATCTAAAATAATTTCATCTTCAAATTGACCAATTCTTTTTGTCATGTTAAAAATAACTTTCATTTTAAGATTTGACAGCATGTGTTGAAAATTAAAGTTATTCACTGTGAAATTTTCTCTAGAAAATTTATCGTTTACAAAATATTTTTCATACGCACGATGAAAATTCTTTTCAATTTCATAATGTTGCCACGTATAAGATCCCATTTTCCATTTTAAAATTCGGCCACCATTATGGCTCGGTTCTTCAGAGGGCCCTTCGTGCTTATAGGAGGGCATAGGGTATACACTCCAAAATTCAGTCCTTACAGGTTCGGTGTATTGAATGATGATAATATCGTTTTCAGTAAGTGTCCCGGCTAGTATATGATTTGTAATCCGTCTCCAAATCCGTGCGTTACTACCGCAGCCGGAGCCTTCATGTAGATACTCAAATCCTAGATTTTCAGATAGAATTTCCCCATAGGTTCTATCTACCCGGGTATAATCACTGATGCTACACCCAGCCACACATAATTTACGTTTGGTATTATTGAAACTCATTTTGATTATCTAAATACCAATTATAAGCATTCATTAAACCAACGTGAAGCGGTGTGGTAGCTGACCATCCTAGATTCTCTTTTATTTTATCAGAACTAATCTTACGAGTAGGAATCATACTAGGTTTACCTTGAACATATTCAATAGGATTATCATTGTTGACCAATTGTTTCATTGTAAGCAATACATCATTTACAGAATAAACAACATTTGATCCTACGTTATATACATCATATGTTTCTTGCTTTTCAATAACTAATTGAAGGGCTTCTATAAAATCATCGATATATAGTAAGTCACGTAATTCAGTACCGTCGCCCCAGACTGGAATAGGATTTAAATTATCTGCTACTTTCCGAATAGTTGCAGGAGTTACATGGCACTTGGCGAAATCGTATTTGTCATGCGGACCATATAAATTAGCAGGCCGAATAACCACCGTGGTCATTGGATTAGGAAGATATTTTGCATATAGTTCACATTGAACTTCAGCGTAACGCTTCATCCAGCCTACCGGGAAGTAGACAGGATAAGGAGCATCAAATAAGAAATCTGATTCCATAACAGGATCATCTCCTTTAGGAGGATAGACTGTATTACTGCTAATAAAGATATACTTCTTGACCTTGTTTCGATAAGCACTATCAATTAAAAAGTTATTCATAGCAACATTAGGAGTAACATGGGCCAAAGGATCTTGAACCGTGTCAACGGCGTTACTGGTGCTTGCCGCAGCATGGACAACAACATCTACATCTTTGGTAACTGCTAGGCAATCCTTATAAGTTGTTAAATCCCCCGAGACATAGTAAACAGACGGATACTTAATCCTAGGTTCCCGTGAATGAATATGTACTCTTATGTTCGAATAACCCTGCTCAACTAATCTCTTTGTTAAATTTTGTCCTACTAAACCAGATCCTCCAGTTATTAAAATTTTATCCATTTTCCTCTTTCAATTAAATTGTTGTATGGTAATAAAATTAACATATGCCATTCTAATAAAATCATTCTTAACTAGTTTAACTTCGTGTTTAATATTATGTTTAGTATAATCCAAAAGCACAAAAGTTCCTTTAACAGGCATAACAACAATATCGTTATTTAATATCAGTTCTCCGCCACCAGATTTTTCAATGTAGTCGCTGTAATTAGAAAGATAAATTATAAACCCGCAGATCCTTTCAGGGTTTCCGCCGTCGACATGATTATTGATGTGATCCCCGCTGACCATAACATTTAAGTTATCGTTATGATGATAATAAAATGGTTTATCTAATGGGTATATCGGTTCAATAAAACTTTCAATACACTTTTGAAAATATTTCCTAGAGTGTTCAGGAGGAGGACCTGTGTAGAGCTGTTGAAATACAGAATATTGATTTTTTTCAACTAACCTTTTCCGCTCGGCAATTTCATCTATAGAAATAAAACTTGCAATACTTTGATCGTTTGAAATAGTATGGTTATATCTCCAAACTTTTGAATCTTTATTTTCAAACGATTGTTTCATTGCCATGACGTTATTTTCAAATAAATCTTTATCCTTAAAAATTTCGTCTAGGGTACCCGTGTAGTACCCATTAGCAAAGTAAGCCTGTAAGTTCATAGATAGATAGGTTAATTTATAAACATATTTATTTTATAGTTTTCCTTAAAAACAAGAATGGTACACGGCTGTAGCCTTCTTAGATAAAAAATATTTTTACAAGTCGAAAAGATTAACTGTGGTTCTAAACATAAAGCGAGGAACAGCATCACTTTCTACTTTAGATACTCCTAAACCTAGCCCAAACTTTGAATCAGCTAAAATGAAAGTGCCCTTTGTTGGATCTATTGTAGTATCTCCTACAGTAACCTTTCCGTCTGTAATTGATGATATGTCTACATCAGAAATGCAGAGGATAACTTGGCATAACTTGTCAGACATAAATTGCGGAGAAATAAAGTCTTGCCTATTAAAACACGCAACCTGACTATTAAACCAAAAATCTTTACCATCTTCCAGAGGATATAGTTCCTGAAGCATGTTTGTAAGCAAACTCTCAAATTCTTGAACAATAAAGTTAGGAGTTAGAGTTAATTTGAAATATTGTTGATCAACTATTAGACCTTCTTCTTTAACTTTATCATGTCTGGCTTCAGCATCTTCAATATTAATGTGTACAGGCATGTCCTCTTCTGCCATTCCCAAAATCATGTTTTTATAAACCCAATATGAGGATTTTTCAGTGACCCAACTGTCGGTTAAGGCATTTAACCAACCATTCAAGTCAAAGTCTGGCGCTATCTCGCTAATATTTGCCACGGCGTATCCTTTGGAACCTAACATGTTTTTAAAATTTTCAATCATTTTGATTCTCCTATATTTTTATTTACTCTAACGATAAATCTTCGTTAGATACAAAGTCTAAGAAAGCAAATCTCTTAAACCCATTTTTAACCTTCTCAACACCGTGATAAAGCTGGTGTTTTTCAATATCTATAATTATGTAATTAGGAAAGACCGGTAAAACTTCTCCGCTTACTTCTCCTGAATTAAACTTTGTAAGCAGAAGTTTGCCACCGCCATCCTTATAGTCTTCTGCATCACTCAAATACAATAAAATAGCACATTTTCTTCTATGATCTAAACCATCAATATGAACGTCTGTAAAATCCCCATCTTCGTAAAGAGTAAATCTTTTGTTATGTTTTATATTATTCGACTTTAAATCTGGATAAAGAAAAAACAATAAATCTTCTGTAATCGACGTGTAAAAGTTTAATAGTTCATTGCCAAAAAAGGTCCACTGCTGATCAATTATAAAATGATTATCTTCAATTAACCTTTGTCGTTCTACTTTTTCGTTGTACTTAATTTCTCTAGGGTATAAGTTTCCTTTTGGGCCATGAATACAACTTGTATATACTAGTCCATTATTTCGCAGGGTGTGTTTATAAACAGTTGTTCTTACTTCTCGTGCCGCTTCATAATATCTATCCATGTCGCTATAAAATTCACTTACAATTCCGGTATGATATCCTTTTTCGTCTAAGTTTTTTTTGATTCTATTGAACATTGGCCGCTCCTACTTGCATATTTAATGATAGACTGCTCTATACCATGTTCTAGACTTGTTTGAGGAAGAATATCATAAAATTGTTGCCTTTCCGGGCTAAGACACCTTAATAAATCTCCATTGGGCTTGGTAGTGTCCCACACGATATTTTTATCTTTTCCTGTTAATTTACGGTAAACCTTGACTATTGTTTCTATTGTTTCTTTGATCGAGACCGCTTCACCGCATCCGAAATTTAGTACATTATTAACTTCTTTTTTAACAACATCGATACTAGCTTGAGCTACATCATCCCCAAATACGAAATCTCTGCGAGCAGACCCGTCTCCCCAGCAGATCATATCACCTTCGGTATTAAACAATTTCCAAATGTTAGCTCCTATTACAGTGGCATCTTGGGCAAAGTTGTCGTTAACACCGTAGATGTTGCTAGGACGTATCACTGTCCACTTATTCCATCCATGTTGTATTTTTAAGGCATCTAGTGCTAGTTCTCCCATACGTTTTGTCCAGCCAGGATGCCAATCGTTTTTGCTAGGCATTGTAGACCACACAGAGTCTTCTACCATAACTTCTGCAGGAGCATAAACGCCAACAGAACTAAGATATACAAACCAATCAACCTTTGCTTTAAATGCGCTATGAATCATATTGATGTTAAACATGGTCATAGGAAACAAATAATCAGCAGGACATTTTGCGGTTCGGGATGGGGATCCTTTGATCCCTGCAATGTGTAAAACAATATCTATTTTTGAATTGAGAAACAAAGCCTCGCAGTTATGAAGATAAGTCAGATCAGTTTTAACCAAGGTCAATCGATCAGAGTTATCTTCTTTAAGTTTGAGAAGATCTTCTCCGATTTTTATATCAACTGCTATGACCTTATCTGCCTGTTCTAAGCATTTGACTACTGTAGGAAGACCTACAAGGCCGTTGGCACCAGTTATCAATATTGATTTATTTTTAATGTCCATTAATAATTTCTTTCAAACAATCTTCTAGAATATTATAATCCTTAAAAGTTAGTAAATGCTGTTGGTTATAAACTAATATATCTTGAATAGAGTAATACCATTCATGCAATTCTTCTAAGGGCATATGATAAAACTTTAATATTTCTTCTTGTATCATTTCCCAACGTAATTGAGAATTTGTTTCGTCATCATAACTTTCATCTATAAAAGGATGAAAAGTTTTAAACCCTAATTCTTTTACCCTTTTAAGAGTCCCGGCATTGTTCATCATAATAAATGGCTGAAGATTCATTATAGGTCTAAATGTTTTTTCTGTGATGTAGGGGGTTCTATTGTCTTTGAATTGGGTTTCAGAAACGATGTGTATATAGCTATCTAAATAAATTTCCTTTTTATTATTATCTATAGTTCTAAAAGAATACCTACCTTCGTCGGTTAGAGTAAAGGTATCAATTTCATAAGGTATAAGAGATTCTATGCCTTCACAAATCATATCTAGTTTATATTTTGGCCAATTATAAAAATATTTCAAGCAATCATGACATATATTAAAAGAATTTAAAAAAGAGAAATATCCAGAATCAAAAAGATTATGTTTTTTTACAAAATAAAGCAATGCATATCTATGACTTCGATTTATTGATCTATTCCAACTTAAAAACCTTTTATTTCTAAATTTATTCTTATCTAAGTCTGAAATTCTTACATAATCACTTACATAACCTAGGGATCCTTTCCCTGGGTAGCAAGCCATTACCTGAGCAATATCTCTTATCGAACATAAAGCAGTTTTTTGTTTCAATTTGCCTTTATAGTCTAAATTAATGTTCCCAGATAGGAATATTATATTTTCTAAAGGCACACCCATTAATTTGAATCTAATCTCAGCCGATTTCAAATGTCCTTCAAAACATTTATTATCAATCCAAGAAAAAATAATCTTGCCCTTATTCCTTCTTACCAAAGCATAAATCTCTTGAGGGATTTGATTTAACATATGATAAGTTATTTCTTCCCCGTTATCATTGGTATATTTTCGATTAACAAAACTGTCGTTAGAATAGTCTAACTCTATAACATAAAGATAAATTGTATCAGAATCTAAATCAACTTGATCTAATGAAATTAAGTCTTTAGTGCCATAATAGGTTGTCCAAATTTTATAAAAGTAATCGTGAATTTGGCAAAAGGATACGGAATCATGGTGTAACAAATCTGTTAGAAGAGATTTTGATACTTCATCTATTTCAATTTCAGCAGCACGTTTAATAGCCTTTCCATTTAAATATCCTAGATTGGCATTTGGCAAAGGATAAGAAAAATTTTCTTTTCTGATCCAGTCAGTGTAAATTAATTTTATATTCATCTTAAAAAGCGATCCATTTTCCCGATCCATAATGGGGATATTTAGATTTATATTCATAATGAATTACATTATCAGGTATATTTCTTTTAACATTCCAGGTTTTATCTGTAGGTGTGTAAGTTGAAATACCGTTGTCTTCGACTACAAAATGTAAAGGTAAATTAAAATTTTGAGCATATTTATGGGCTTCGTAAAAAGAGCCTGTTTCAAAACTCATATCGCCGATAAAGCACCAAACTTTGTTCGGTTTATTATCTTTTTTAATAGACAAGGCGACACCTAGAGCAATTGGTATCGTTGAAGCCACTATGGCAGAGCTATAAAACTTTTTTTCCATATTACAAAGTGTAATAGATTTACCCTTTAATATTTCTTCTTCAATCCATTGAGGATTAATAGGTTTTAATAAAGCATGATAATGACTACGCCATGTTGAAAACACCCAATCATCATCACTGATTCGTTTAAAAATTTCTATTAAAGGTTCTTCATTTCCGTCAGATAAATGAACTGGTCCTCTTATTTTAGCATCTTCCCAGTGTCTTACGATTTTTGTTTCAAAGTCTTTTAAATCATGTACAGAGTAAACAGCGTCTCGTACTATTGGAAATTTTTCTAGGTTTTTAATCATCTATCTCTCTTTTGTAGTATAGGTGTATCTGTAGGCCATTCAATGTTAAACAGAGGGTCGTTCCATTTTATTACACCTTGTTTATTTTCATTGACATAGTCGCCTGTGTAGAATAGGTTATAATGAAATATACAATCTGTAAGTGCAAAATGTCCATTGGCAAATCCCGGGGGCACTAACACCTGATCTCTTGTGCGTTCACTTATTATATATGATTCCCATTTTCCAAATGTTGGGCTTTCTTCTCTTACGTCCAGGACAACTAAGTATATTTCACCTACTAAGGCTTGAACTAGCTTTGAAGTTTTATCATCATAGTGTAGTCCTCTAAGCACACCTCGAAAACTTTTTGAAAATCTTCCATGTACATGACAGTGTGGTTCTAAAAAATTCATTACAGGATGACTCTGACTGTGAAATGTAGTAAAGATTTCTCCTCGATATTCTCTATAGACACTAGGCGAAAAAACAGGGACTTGCTTATTAAATGTTTTAAGATAGTCTACATCAAAACTGTCCCACTTGAAATTTTTATAATTCATATTAATTTTTTACCTTACGATGTAAATGATTTATAAATTCTATAGACAACGGCTCAGATTTGTATTTTCCCAATAAGTGATTCCTGTTAAAGCTAAGAATTTCTTCCATCTGCCAATACCAGTTGTGTAAATCTTGTTTTGACAGTCTACATAATTTTTCTACTTCACGGAATATCATATTCATTCTGTTGGCATATTCGCCCTCTAAATCGTAACTTTCATCTATAAATGGTGAGAACGTTTTAAATCCTAATTTTCTAAGTTCTTCTAATGCTCCAGGGAAAGCAATAAACAAGAAAGGCTGTAGGTTTGCCATAGGTTTGAAAACTTTTTCAGTAATTGATTTATAAGGTAAGTGAACATAGGTTTCAGATGCAATATAAAAATAAGAGTTGAGATAAGGTTTGGGAGACCCATTAGCATCCCAACCTACTTCACTTTCAAAAGTTTTACCTTGCTCGTCTTTAAGGTTATGTGGAATTTGGTTTCTTAATCTGTTCACATTGTCCATGTTTAGTGAAAAAACCTGCGATGCTTCGTGTATTCCTGCATCGAAAGGCGTACGATCTAAAATAGACCAATCTCCTAAATCTAATAAATTCTCAGATGCCATTTTGAAAAGCAAAGCTAGTCTGTGAGGTCTTCCCCTGTGAATGGGGAATAAGAAATGATTTTCTCTCAAATGATTTTTTGAATTAACGAAATCATTAGTTGTTATTCTTGCCTGCGGATTAGCATCAAAAAAGTGTGAAATGTTAGTCATTAAAAAGGGTAGATTTCTAACTTCTAGTCTTCGTTGATGTTCGGGAAACCAGGATTCGTATACTTCTTGAGCATTAAAACTGTTAATAGATAAAACAATAGATTCTTTAGGAATCCCGCTTAACTCTATAGCCCTATGAAGCTCGTGATATTCAGTGGTTGAAATAAAATTTTCATTGGCCCAATCTAAGAACACACATGCCTTACCACTTCTTAGATCATTAAGCACTTCCTGAGATATATGTTTCCAAAAGAATTCTCCGTTCTGCTTTAATCCAATATTATCAAAACCTGTGAAACGAGCAAAATGTAAAGTCACTTTGATAGGATAAATGTATTTTCCGTACATTTGTTTACCCATGAATACAGAATTTTCCTCAAGACGGACCATGTGTCTAAAACAGGATTGTTTAAGATATGTATAGTTTTGACTTAAACTATTAGGCATCAAACCAAGATGCTGTCCAAACATTCTAAAAAATGGATTGTTATCGTTATAGTCTTCGCACCGACTTTCAAAGAATGTTTCACACTTAAGATTGTTTGAATATTGTGTATTAATGTAATTAATAATTCCTTGTTCTACTGGTGTAGCATTTGGTAGTATGAAATTAGGAAAAACATAATCGTAGAAAAAAGGCAATCGTGCTGGCATGTTTATTCCTTATCTTGATACATAAAAATTATATAATTCTTCTGCATAAAGTCTATGAGGTTCCTCTCCGTGATGATACCAGACAGCCTTTTCATTAACATAACCCGAGTTTTTATATTTTGTATAAAAGGCCTCTTCATTTTTATTAAAATTTAGGTAATTTTTTTTATCTATCACATCTAAATAAAATTTAAGATGTTCATCATTGCCAAAAAGATGAGTAGAGTTACACATGATGTAATCTATGTTTAATGATTTAAAAAAGTATTGAATCTGGAGTATGTTATTTGCACTTTGGATTTCAAAATATAGAGGACAATCTGCCATAAACTCATGGCAAGTTTTAAGAATGCCTTTTTCCCAATCATTTAGACCCTTCCACGCAATATTAACTTTAAGATAATTCCTTGCTGTAATTGAATAAAAGTCAGCAGCAGGATTTCTAAATTCATCATATTGAATATTTTCAACCGGAACAGGAAAATCAATTCTTGTCGGTTCAGTCCACGATACCAAAACCTTTACTTCCATAGTTTCATGGTCATAATTTTTTGAAAACCATTCTAAAATAGTTCTTGCAATGCATTGATTATTGGAAGCGCCAATAGCCGCATTTAAAGGGGTGTATCCTATTTTTTCAGCAAAAAGATTCCCAAACGATTTTGATCTATTATAGGTGCTGTCTTGTGTTCCATCTATTTCGCTACCAGCAGCATGACTGCATCCTGAAATTAATAAAATTCTATTTTTCATTTCTCTTAATAGTAGAAATAGGAATAGTAGCTATTTCTGGAATATCGGCTTGAATTACACTATGATTCGGAACATCTATAGTGTAAGAATCTGTATCGCACCAGTCACCTGAGTCAGTGTAGTGATACTCAAAACTGAAATCAGTGTTAGAATTTAAATCTATTTCCTCATTTAAAAGTTTAGCAAAATCGTCTCCTGAGCGACCATCTTCTAGACTCCAACCGGGTTTGGCTAATTTTCTGGCTCGTCTAGCTGTATTACTCTGTAATCTACTAAAGTCAATGGCTAAGAAAGGACCCATTCTTGCTTGCTCCCCATGCTTGTACTTATCGTCCGGGTTAGGCAGCTGAACAAATTTAATTTTAAAATTTGCTTCCCACTTACCTGCCTTATTGATACTAAAATAAAATTCAGCAGTTAATCCATGAGGACCATATGTTGATCCAAACTCTCTTTCATCAATTTCTGGATTAAAAAGAATTGTAGCATCATACCCACCTCGACACTTCCACAGCATCCGAAAGAAAACCCACATTTCATTAACCAGTGTATTAGCATAAGGATTGATATCTATGTTAATGATATTGTAATCAAATTTTTCGTATTCTATTTCTCTAATATCATTTTTATCATGTAGATTAATTCTATAATGTTCTTTTGCAAGATTATATCTAATAGGATAACTAAACGCATGATTTGCAGTTTCTTGCATTAGATCAAGGAAGATATGAAAGGATTTAACACGCATCATTACATGGGTACCTCCCATATCTAAATCTTTGGTAATCCAGTGAGTAAGATATTTTTGAAAACTTAAGTTAAAACGATGTGGGTTCTGCCCTGTTAAAGTCTCAGGGCCTTGAGCGAAACCTACACCCGCACCTATGTTATTAATATTGTTGTTTCTCATTCTCCAAAGGAATGAAATAGTATCAGCAAAATCTTGAAATTTTTCTGTAGGGAATCCAATGATCCAATTTGTAGCAGCCCAAATACCTACCTTCTTACAGTCAATAAAGTTCTGCTCCATCTCTTTAATCGTAACACCTTTGTGCATGTTATCTAAAACTTGTTGACTACCAGACTCTACACCGAAGTTAAACATGATACACCCGCCATCGGCTAAATCTTGAAGGTAGGCTAAATCCATACGGCCGTCGCAGCGAGCGTATCCTGTCCATCGTACCTTAAGGCCTTTGGCTTTGAGCGCTAGAGCAAATGCTCTTAATTCTTTCAGATTACCGTTAACCAGGCTATCGATAAACCATATTATGTCTGTGCCTTTGTTATAGTAGAGCCATTCTACCTCTGTGACTAGGTCTACGGCCTGTCGTTGACGATATTTCCAAAAATGCGTTTCTTCGCAGAAACTACATTTTGCGGTACAACCTCTGCTGATTTCACTGTTAACGCCATTGGGTAAATCGTAAAGACTGAAGTCAATGCTTTCGTAATCAGGCATAGGAAGACCGTTTAAATTTAATCGTTGGTCTTCCGGCTGTTTAAGAATACGGGGATACTCCATTTGGGTTTTTTCTTCTATTTCATCAAGCATGACTAGAAGGTTATATTCTCCTTCACCGACTACGATATAATCATATTCAGGAATAGCTTCAAACCAACTTTTGTGTGCATTAGGACCTCCAACAGCAATTTTTATATGTGGAGCCAACTGTTTAATTTTCCTAGCCATCCATTTTGTCGGCTCTTCACTGATATAGTAGATACTGAAACCCACTACATCCGGATTCAAGCCCAGAATTTTATCTACATGTTCAGATAATAAAGGTTCCAGCAAGGGGTGGACATCTCTATGATAGGTTTCTCCCAGCCAGCGCCAACTTGCGCTAGGATCCCATAGTCTGAAAGGTATCTTTCCTTTAGGCTTCCAATCATCTCTATACTGTTTATAGGCAAGAACATTCAAATCAAAAATATAAGTTTCGTAACCCGCGCTTTTTGCCACACCACTAAGCCTAGCCAAACTAAAAGGAGGCATATAAGGACTCCATTCAGGACATAAAACTAGCACTAGTTTAGTATTTCTAGTTTTATAATCGATATAAATTGGAGTGAGATTTTTTTGTTCTGTAGGTTTAGCATAAGGTGCAATAGCTGCCATCATAGATAAATGCCTATCGTTGGCTACATCACTATCTGGCTTATCCTTAGGCTTCGCGTCCGAGGCAAGGTGTCTTAGTGTAAAATCCATAGATTATGTTTCGTAAGAAGATCTTTTAGGAATAATAATATCTGTACCACAATGGCAATGTTCTTTTTTGCAGATAATTGATTTAGGTCCTATTCCATCTATTTCATCTAAAATATTTCCCACAAACCCTCCTTGACCGCAACTTGCTAAACTAATCGCCCCTGCCGGATTTATGAAAATTGCGTCACCAACATCGCATTGCCAATATTTAAAAAAGTTTTGTCGTTCTACAATAATTTCATTACTGTTACAGTTTGCTTTAGTTTGATCGCTATACCTGCTGTAACTAACACAATTATTGGCTTTAGAAGGCTTAGGTACTGTAAAATTCATATCAACGGTATTATTTTCTAAGAACTTACCCATATTAGGATCTATATATTCCCAGGGTTTGGCATTTGAAGTCATTTCATTGAATAAAGGCGTCCATTCAATAAAATAGTTAGGCATTTTTTCTTTTAGTTTATTTCCAAAATTAACTACCTCCCAAAATCTTTCTTCATGCATCAACATTTTACATGCAAGGTAGTTAACTTTATCACAGAGGAATAATGCGTTATTTTCATAAACTTTTTTATTGGCAAATTCTATATGAAAGCTGGCTACTACATCATCAAACAAATGATAATTCTCTTCCCACCATTTTAACGGTCGACTAAGATTTGTATTGACCGCTATGGTACAATCAGGGAGTTCTTCTTTCAAATATTTACAGATAGGAATAAGGTTTTTCCATACTGTAGGCTCTCCTCCGCTAAAGAAAAATTTAAAATGTCTATAGCCTGCGTCCTTGTATTTGGAAATAAACAAATCTAGATTTTGTAAGTAGGTTCCAAGATTGCCATCATTCTTTTCTGTTCCGCTCCAGTTTCCTGGATTACAATAACTACACTTAAAATTACAGTAATTGTTTACCTGCCACGTTACCGCCAGATATTTTTCTTTGGCAAATATTTCTATTAGTTTTTTGCCCATTCATAGACCTCTTTTAATTCTGGTATTATTTCTAAAATGTTTTCTTTCCGTGTTGCATCAACTTCGTCGTTATATTTTATAAACTCAAGTAACCCTTCCTTATTAGGCGAGCCACTTTGAATTGTATATATTACCATCTTGAACGCATTTTTCAAATCCTTATTAAATTCATACTTATCTAGAGATTTAACCCAACGTTGACATACTTTATCCTTAACATGCTGTGGTAAAATTTGAACATTTGCATACCAAGGATAGGTTAACAGGTTAAACCTCGCATTAGAATACCATCGAGGATTTTTAAAATCTAAAAGACCTTCTGTAACTAAATTATCAAAAAAATCTGGAAATAAAAAAACATTCCATATACTTATGGTAGGTGTGATTTGAAAATCTGCATGTGGTACCTCTTCTCGTAGTTTTTTAATATTTTCTACTATTTTATTCCATTTAGTACCTTTTCTGAGTAATTCGGCCTGCCTTCCTTCAGCATCAAGGCTAGCCCAAATCTTAATGTTAGGAAACTTTTTCCATAGTTTAATAAGATCCCTATTTTTGTACTTCAAAACACTAAAATTGGTTGTATATGTAAGCTCTACCTGTTCGGTTAGATCGTTTTCAATCCAATAATCTAAACATTCATAATGTTCAGGAGTAATGATAACCTCACCACCTGCAAAGTACACTTCAGTAACATCTTTCAAATAAGGTTTTAGTTTTGTCATAAAAACTTGATCTTCATTACTATTAACAACAATAGTTTTCATTCCAAAAAACTTTTCTAACTGTTCATATCCCCATTTTTCTTTTACATATTCTTCAGCCCATTGGCTAGAACATCCTGGGCCACAGCTTCGACATTTCATATTACAAAGATTACTAAATCTAATATCCATGTACTTCATTTGAAAATCGTCGATACTTCCGTCATCGTTTGTCTTTGAAATTAAATCCAGATATTCAAATCCTCTCCGTTTGTTATGACTTTGACGCATAGTCCATGTGCCTAGCAATTCTAAATCGTAGCATCTTTTACATTCGGCACTGGGCTTATCGTCAAGCATGTCTCTGCGTAGGCGCTTAAAGTCGTCACTATTCATCATTTCAATGATAGACTCGTCTTTCTTAAGATGGCCAACTGGCTTATCACTATCAGCTATACAGCAAGGCATAACTTTGCCGCTAGGCCAAGAATGGAAATGAACCCACGGTAATACACAAAAATGTTTGCCAGTTTTAAGCAATTCTTTAATTTTATCTTTTTCAATCATGTAATGTCTCTAACGAGGCAATCTCGGGGAAAGTTTTAAAAAAATCTTCGTTCCTTATCCTATCCAAATATCGTGTGTGTTTGAAAAATTGGTCTTTGGCTTCGGCCCATGTATCTTTAGCACTGGCAAAATTTATAGCGTTAGTGAGCAACTCATTTAATTTTGGATGAGTTTCTCCATGAGAACTGATCAATTGCAGGTTTTTTTCTTTTGCTTGTTCTTTTAAAACCTTAGGCAAACTAGTAGCCGAATAGTATAAAGGGTTAACAGCAAGGTAAAGAGTTGTATGCCAGTCTCCATCTCTAATCAATTGTTTATCCTTCATGTAGGTATAGAACTCACTTAATGTCAGGTAATTAAAAAGACTGAAAACAGTATTAATTTGAAAACTGACAAAATCAAGATTACGCAAGGTTATCAAGTTACTTTCTACTTCACCCCAATTTGTGCCATGACGTAGCCATTCTGCCCGTTCACCGTAGTGGTCGATTGAACAACTTAATTCAATGCGCTTGAAGTGTTTCCATAGTTTAAGAATATCATGGTTTTTATATTTCATGTTACTAGCATTAGTATTATATCTTAAAACTTTATCTGTCTTACCTCTGCGTATCATCTCTTCTAACATAATATAATGTTCGTCAGTTATTAATGGTTCGCCACCAGCAAAGTAAGCGATTTCGATATGATCAATGTGTTCTAGAACTTCCTCGATTAATGTACCTTTACCGTCATCGGCTTGAAAAAGGATAGGAAACTTTTCTCTACCAGGTAGAAGACGTTCTTCTGCAGCCCATTGACTACTAAAATCAGATCCACAAGTCCTACATTTGAAGTTACAGATATTTCTAAAGCGAATATCAAAATATAGCATTTTAAATTCAGGTAAAGATCCATCCTTATTAGTGGTATTAACTAACTCGTCAAAGTGCTGACCAAAATTATCAATTGAATACTTTCTAAAACTATGAGGGCCTGCTTCTTCGTGCTTATAACAAAAATTGCAATAGTCAGTCTTATCACCATTTAACATATTCAAACGAAGCTGTTTCATACTATCGCTATTAAAGGTCTGCTTTAGAGAACTATTTTTTACATTGGCAAATGTTCCATCGTAGCTGGTTGTACAACATGGATATATATCACCAGTCGGAGTAACATTAAGATGCGTCCAAGGAAACATACAAAAAACTTTAGACTCTTTTAATAGATAATCTTTATTAAATTCAGTCATTATTTTCTTCTAATAAATTTGCTAGTTCAGGAAAAACTTTTGAAAAATTCTCATTTCTAATTTTATCTCCTCTTATAGTCTCTCTTCTAAACTCTGCTTTTTACTCATTGTAAAAAACCAACTAACATTAGTCTGGGTTCCAGAGCATGAATGGCAACTTCGGAGACGAAATGAGGAATCTGTCCCTCCTGATGATCGATGATAACAAGATTATTAAATTGAGGAATATAAACATTAGCAGATAAGCCTTCGTTGACTGTTATTAATAATCCACCCCAATCCCATTTCCAATCTTTTGACAGGTACCAAATAAAACCAAAAGATGATTGGTAATCATCTTTATGTATTCTAAAATGCCCTCCAGATGTCATTTTATAACATCGAAGGTCGTGATGTAAAAAAACACAGTTGGTCCGTTGTATTATGACAGGTAAAATATACTCTTCATAAACCTTTTTAATCAGAGCAGAGTTTTCTAAATATCGACTTCTATGATAATGTGCAGAGAATACTTCTTGAGGATCAGGTGTTGCTTGAAATTTTTCGTCCTTTTCTAAAGTATATTTTTTCCTTCTTTTTTGAATTACTTCATCGTAATCTGCATCAATAAAGGCCTGCCTTATTTTAAGTGCAATTTCATTAGGTACAACATTATTCAATTGTTCAATCATATAGAAGCCTTTAAAGTATATATTTAATAAATTTCATTTAGAATTTATTTGACCTAATGACTTACACTCTTTAAAAAACTGTTTCATTTCCGGAAATGTAGCGATAAAATCAGTGTTGCGTCTGTAATCCAATTCAGAGAACCAGTTATAAAAGTCATGTCTACCTTCTATAATTTTTGATTGGGAATAATTTGAAGATTCCATATATTTTACAATTCTACGAAACCTTTCAAACTCTACAAGACTAAACTTAAATGGATCATGATCGTCTGTGTTCTTTTCTATAAAACTTAGACAATCATACATGTAGGGCATATATTGTTCTTTTGGTAGAATATTGATGTCATATTGTAAAGGCTCTTTGAGATATGGAGTATCAAATCTTACCATCTGATGCTGAGAACTCTTATTAAATTTATTATACTTTTTCCTCCATTTTAAAATTTGTTGGAGTAATTTTTTAAAGGTTGTAACAGAAAGAATATTAAACGTAATCATAAAACTTATTGGATATCCCACCTGTGTAAGATATCTATCAAGATTAGATTCCCAAAGCTCAAGATCCAATCCTGTTCTGATATACTCAGCTCTAGGTCCCCATGTATCTATACTAGTGAACAATTTAAAGGCTCTGATATTATCATTTTCAATAAGATGATTAACATTGGTAATGAGTTTATCCACCAAGGCTGTTTTAACACCTAGGTTACTGTTAACATTGAGCTCTAATCTAGGAGCAGGATTATTTTTTAAATCGTCAAATAATCTCCATGTGCTGGTATGCATGAGAGGTTCTCCGCCAGTGATACGTAAGATGGTTAGATCATTTCTAAGATTAGGCCACCATTTCCACCATGCATCTACATAGGGATTTGCCTCTTCCCGTTCATATAGCTTAAACCAATCTATATCACATCGATGATTATTCACCGAGGTAACAGGACCATGCTCTCGAATTTCATTATAAAATCTACTACTGGCTTTGGGGTGACAATAACCGCATTTGAAATTACACTCATTTCCAAAACTTATTTCGACATATTCAGGATTGACATCATTTTTAGCACTCCCTTTGGCAATTTTTAGTCTATCTGGCGTATAGATGGCTGCACTCTTAATATGCCTATCACTGATATAATCCTTTCCCATATTTTCTATGTTCCAACAGTATCGGCATCCTGAAGTTTGAATACCTTTTTTCATCTCTTGACGTTCTACTTTTTTGTGCTCGGTATTATGCAGAGCACTGGGATTTAATTTTATCTCATCAATTTCAATCGCATGGGGAGCAGGATGATAACAACTATGATTTTCACCAGTCTGTAGGTATAAGGTCACATGAAACCATTTAGCCAAACAAAATGTTGGACTAAGGTTATTAATTAAAGGTATAACCTTTTGAATCCTTTGATGATCCGTATCACTCATTCACTAGTTCCTTAAATGTTTTTTCTAACCATGCTCTATCATTAATTTTGATTAACATAGACATATTATTTTTATGTTTTTGAAAAATTCTCTGCCCTGTTCAATCCCTAGGATAGCATATAATTTAAAACTGCTATCTTTACTGACCCAAGATGCAAGTTTTTTCTTTTCATTATTTTGGCAAAGTTTTACCGTTTCTCGAAAGGCGCTGCGCCAGGTGCTAAACTCATCTACATTAAATTTTGTAACATTACTTATTTTATTCATTACCTTAACACCTGCCCCTATTGTGGTGCTTAGATCCAAGCTAGTCCATTTATGCATTTTTAAAATTGCTTGTCTGGGAAAAAGTTTAACACCTCCATAGCCATAGTTTAGATCATTAAATGGATTGGCACTGACCCAGATGTAGACATATCGTCGATCAAATAAATCTGGCGAAAAATCAAAATTCCAGTCATCCACTAACCATGCATCTCCATCTACCACATAGAACATATCAGTCTCTGCTATTTGGCCAGCAGCACGATGCGCTTCAAAAATTCCATCTACCCCATTAACTCGCTTGGAGTAGGGTGCTTTGGATTTTACTCTACGCCAGTGTAGGTCAGCATCCGGTTCGTGGTAGCTGATAAAAACAACATCTAGTCTAGTGGCAAGGTCTAGGTCAATATATCCCATATCCTTGACCTGCGTGGCATTATCATCTAACTTGGCTCTTACAGCCCAGATTTTTTCTTCGTGTTTATAACATACCTTACATCCATCTATCAACTTTCCTTCAATCATATTGGTTCTAAGTTCTTTCATCTCAACGCTATTAACGATTTGATCTAAATTTTTGCCAGAAATGTTTCCAGTCTTACCGTGGGCAATACAACAAGGGTAAACATCACCTATAGGATTCGTATATACATGAACCCATGGTGCCAGACTAAATGAAGGATTTTTGTCTATATTAAAAATTAACATTTTTGAATTGGTTTTTTAACCATTCGATATTATTTATTTTTAATAATTGAGATTTATTATTTTTGTTTTTAAGGTAGAAATTTTTACCATCTTCTAGACCTCTTAAGGCAAATTCAGAATGTTGAACTTCTTTCTTAGTTACCCAATTGTTCAGTATAGTAGTTTGACCTTGGGCGCAGAGCTTAACAGATTCCCTAAATGCGGACCGCCAAGTTGAAAACTCGTCTTGATTAAATTCTGTAATGACACTGATCTTATTCATTACTTTGATATTAGGTGTTAAAGTAGTGGTAAGATCTAAAGTAGGCCACTTCTTTGCCTTAAGCAAATTATATTTAGAAAATAACTTCACACCTCCGTAACCGTAGATAAGATCATTATAGGGATTTTTAGATAACCATATATAAGTACAATCCCTATCAAAAATACTAGGATCAAATTGAAATTTCCAGCTATCAACTAACCAAGCATCAGCATCTACAACAAAAAACATTTCTGTTGTACTAATTTCTGCTGCCTTCTGATGCGCTTCAAAAATTCCTTTGACCCCATGTATCCTTTTAGCCCAGGGTGCTTTTTCCAGAACTCTACACCAGTTTTTCTCTGCTATAGGTTCGTCATAACTAAGAAAAACGACATCTAGTCTACTGGGCAGATTGGGCTTAACTAGGCCCATGTCTATTATTTCTATCGGATCAGCATTGACAGGCAAACATTTAAAGGCCCAAACCTTATCCTTTAAAAAGTGAGTTTTAGGATCAAGATACCAAACTAATTCATGTTTCGATTCCCAAGGATCCGGGAAGTAGTTTTTATATTCAGTTTGATCAAAATTAGTGTGCCTTCCTAAAGAAGGATTTATAACCCATTTAAGTTTGGGTAATTCGATCTCTACTGAAACATAACCTTTTTTGGGGTTCCAACCGGATGGAAAATGTTTGGCTATCCATTCACCTTTCCATTTCAGTACAGTGCATTTAACAGTTTTCTTAATATTTCTTACAAAATAAAAAGGTTTAGTGTCAGATGCCCATGGATTTAGGATAATGAAAGGTTGGTCATTAGGACCTAATTGATAGAGAGATTGGTCGTAGGTTTTGGAATCACCAGTCCATTCAATCTCTTTAACTTGATCTGAACTGATGATTAAAATATCATTTATCATCTAGTAATTATACTATCTTTTATCAGCGTTCAATAGTTTCTGCACCACCGTCCTGAGTCCCAGCACCTACTTCTGTAACTGGGTTACTGCCTGTACTGCCTGTAGGTGAACCTGGATAGTTCTGTAGACTGGTTACCACTAGGCCGTTAAGATCAAACCCTCTAAACCAACGTGTCTGTGTTCCATCGCCTTCTGGAGCACTGGCTATATTTTCTACTCTCCAACTACGAGTTGAGTAATAATAGAATAATTCCTTAGCATACAATATTGTAGGATCGGATGAACCTAATGCGGTGTTGAAATCTGGATTGACTGTAATGGTCACATTACCACTACCATCGTCTACCACAATAAACATATTGTTACCATTGAATCTATCGCCGTATTTGTAACCATCTAGTAACTGCCATGACTTAACCAAATATTGACTAGAGTAATAGGTTGAAGCAGTGCCATTAGCCAGTATTGGAAATCTATATACCTCGCTCCAGTTTGTATAGGCAATACTGGTACGGACAGCATCACGAGTGCTCCAAATCTGTTGATTGTCAGATGTACGCTTTAACTGTATGGCGATACCTGTGGGCCCTCTACTGTCTCCAGATACATTCCATATTATGGTATGTGTACCCGCTGTGAGATAAACTGTGCCGCTTTCACTATATCCGTAGTTATTACCGCCGGTATAAATCTCTGTGCTGTCAATCACGATCACAGCCGAATAATCTATGCTAACTGTCCATGTATAGTCTGCACTGGTAGGTGCTGTAAATGTGTAATATCTCAAAGCCTCACGGCCTCTGGGACCGTTTCGATCCAGTCCAGAATATACTGATCCACTTCTTATCCATACACCATAGGTTTGGAAGAATGACCCAGATCCACTATCTGTATCTGAAGCATAAACTATCTGTCCAGCAGCCTGGTTTGGATCTGCGTCGTAGCGTAGGTTACTAACAAGAGCATGATTACCTGTTTTACTTGTACCGTTTGTGATCTGGGGTGATCCGTCTGCGCCAGTGCCTACACCAATTGTGATGTATCTCGCATCTTGTATTATATCGTAACTGATGCCTATTACACCGTTGTTCTTTTGAATAGGACTGATCCAACTACCCAAATTAGTTGTCTCAGCAATAGGAACATTTAATATAACAGTAATAGGTACCTGTACAGTTTTAGCATTTATGGTTATGTTTACTTGACAGCTATAAAGATCATTACTCTTACCCACAGGATCAAAGGCTATGGTAGGCCCTAACAGTGTATTATTATCTAGCACAAAGCTAGCAGCATTGGTGCCTGATAGGCTAGGTGTAGTATCATAAGATCCCGGGCCTGTAAAATATGTTCCATTAAATTCATTTATGGTTAACTGAGCAGCGGCATAGGCAGTGTTTGTCAGGGTTACACTGATTGAGTCTGGGCTGACAGTAAAATAATAGGCTGGACTGGTAACCACCTGTCTTGTTTGTACAGTTACATTACCACTGTTATTATTACTTAGAATGGTAAAACTATTATTGTAGGTGCCCGCAGTTGGTGCAGTATATCTCAGTGCAAAGGTATGGGTAATCCCTGGGGGTACACTATGAACTGCGGATCCGCCCATGTCTCCTGCATAATTAGGGTCTGCCGTTACGCCGTTACTGGTATAATTTATAGCCGTGATGTTCACTGGGGCATTACCCGAATTGTCAAGACTGACCACATGGTATAGGCTGTTCATAGCCTGGGTAAAGGTAAATGTGCTAGACGTCATGCTGGCTGTCAATACCCTTGTAGAAGGAATAACTGGGGGTGGGGGTGTACCCCCAGTCTCAAATCCTATGTCAGTTCTAGTTGTAGGTATGGGTGCGGCTAGGCCTGTATACCCATTTACTGCCTGATCCCCTACACTATAGGTCATTGTTAGGGTATGGTAAGGCTTGAAGGTATGTGTGGTGCTTTCGGAATCTAACAGGCCTAGATGATAATCTATGGTATGGGTATTTCTTGTAACATTTAAAAACACCACTTGTGAAAGCGAGTTGCCATCTAACATACTGGTAGGGTCTGTACTCCATACAAACCCAGATCCACTCTGCTGAGCCCACAAGGTGGCAGAAGGGTTGGTAAACTCAGCCCACCCATAACTGTTTGCCTGGAGTCGTGTATTTGCTGCTGGTATCAAAGCACCCCAGGTAAAGTCTGCACTGCCCGTATAACCTATGTCACTGGACAACTCACCACCTAGTAAAAAGAAACGCTGCATGTCCACACTGGTAGCCCAAGTCAGTGTGCTAGAATGTAGAAGTGTAGATGACCAAGAGGTAGCCCGCGAACTAGTAGTGGCTACGGCCGTGTTAGTTTGGCTAGGGTGAACAGTTGAACTATTTGCGTAACTTGAATTGACTGCATCAATGAGTAGGTTCACATTACTGGTTGTGAGAACAAGCACTGACTCATCCCAGTCTAAGACTTGATTGGTTTGATGTACCCAAGTCTTTTGAAAATCCTGTACCAAATCTGCCCAGTCTGTTTCCACGATCAATTCATTAGGTTCTATGCTATGACTAATAACTCCTGAATACCCATAATCAGATAACAGCCCCTCTACCTGATTCTGTAGCGTGTTATAAAATTCCGCAAAGATTGGAGTCACAGTGGTCACATTATTAATGGTTGTAGGATAATCTAGGGCAGTAGGACTACTCACTGTGATATTTGAACTGAATTCCAATACACCTTCATCATCATAATATATATAAACTCTCGCAGCGTAGGTTCCCGGAGCACTGGCAACATTAGCATAATCTATACTAAACGATTTGCTAGCCGATGCAGCGATTGTTACATTGTTTATAAATTCATCACCTGTATAAGATGAACTACCTCCAAAGTTGCCTAGATTAGCAGAATGAGATAAGGTAGGTGGTGTAACAAATACAAATCTTTTGATTGTAGTAGACACTACAGTATTGTTTGTTACAGTAAATGTTTGAGCAGTCATAAGAATTAACCTAATTGATCGGGCCAGGGGCCGTTTACATTAGTGGACACAGTAAAATTAGCAGAGGTCACACTTAGGTAGACCCCTGTAGGTGCAGGTGTTGGGGCCGGAGTCGGTGCAGGTGTTGGACTTGGAGTAGGTGCTGGTGTTGGAGCCGGAGTAGGTGCTGGTGTTGGAGCCGGAGTAGGTGTTGGTGCCGGTGTTGGACTTGGCGTAGGTGCAGGTGTTGGAGCCGGAGTAGGTGTTGGTGTTGGAGCCGGAGTAGGTGTTGGTGCCGGTGTTGGAGCTGGTGTTGGTGCAGGTGTTGGACTTGGCGTAGGTGCTGGTGTTGGACTTGGAGTAGGTGCAGGTGTTGGAGCCGGAGTAGGTGTAGGCGCAGGAGTTGGTGCTGGAGCCGGAGTAGGTGCTGGTGTTGGAGCCGGAGTAGGTGTTGGTGCCGGTGTTGGACTTGGCGTAGGTGCAGGTGTTGGAGTGGGGGTTGGAGTGGGGGTGGGACCAGACCCCACCGGTGTAGATGTACTAAGGATGATTTTTTGGATTATGAAATCATTTAATCCAGAGCCAACATCAATATAACCATGAAAATATTCACTATTATAGTAGTCTATCCATACTCCGCTTCTATTTCCGCCGGACAGAGATATTGGGTTCCACCAGGTATTCTCATGTTGTCCCTGCCCTGATCCAGACCCTGTAAAGGCCATGACAAAGTTATTTTTATTTGTTGAACTTAAACTGCCCCAATTGCTATCTGCACCTGGTAAGGGATAAGACTCGCTTTCCCCGGATATGAATATGGTCCCGCTGCCTGTGATCATCACATCATGAGCACCATCCTGTTCAGTAGACCCTACAATAGAATTTATTTCTACAGTGCCGCTGTCGGAATACCTCCTAACCCAAGCATCAAGATTACCACGATAGGTAGCTCCATCTATTGATTGTGTGGCTTCACCTGCCACATAAATTTTTCCATCTAAAAATTTTAAACTGTAGATAATAGGACTGTAATAGCCAATTGCACCACCTATGGACTGACTCCAAACTAGGCTACCGTCCGTGGCACTATGTTTACGCACATATGAACTTCGAACACCTGCACTGGCAGCAATGTAAAAATAATTACCTCCAGGTTCAACTGTGTTTAAAGTAAAACTTTTACTCCCACCGGCATATGCATCAATCTCCGGAGGATCACTACTGATAAAAAATCCACCATTAGCATTCATGGCCGTTGTGAGATTGCTACTACTTGTGGCAGCAGACCATGCCTGAGGTGTTACCTTGCCTAGAAAACAAGCCGAACTATGGGAGCCGCTGACAAATAGATTCCCTTGAGAATCTACACTTAGCCCAGAAATTACAGTTTGATTTTGACCGTCTCGCAAACGTCTATATTGATATACGGAAGGAGTCAGTGGATCTGGTATCTTGATAATCAAACCATCATTGAGACTGGCATTATCATCTGCAGTTTTTCTACCATAGATATAGACAGCTCCAGAACTAGAGTCTGAGACTATGCCATTAAAAAATACAACCTTATTGGCAAACTTAAAAAGATATTCGTTCACCAGCTGGCCTGACAGATTATATCTGGCCAGAATACCGGTGCTACCACCGGCATTTTCGTAGGTAGATCC